NTATAGATTGGCATGTACAGCTACTCCCGCCCCTAATGATCTTATGGAGATAATAAACCATGCCGAATTTTTGGGAATAATGAAACAAAAGGAAATAACAGGGCTTTTCTTTATCCAAGATGGAAATGTAACCCATAAGTGGAGATTAAAACATCACGCTAAAAAAGATTTTTATAAATGGTTAGCTTCTTGGGCGGTAGCTCTTAAAAAACCCTCTGATTTAGGATTCAAGGACGATGGTTTTATTCTACCAAAACTAAACCAAAAACAAATAATAGTAAAATCGACAAAAAATACTTTAAAAAAGAATACTTTATTTTCTTTAGAAGCAAAAGGACTAAAGGAAAGACAAATTGCTAGAAGAGATAGTACAGAAGACAGAATTGAAGCTTGTTTAGATTTAATAAAAGATTCTAATGAACAATGGCTTATATGGTGTGATCTTAACAAAGAATCTAACTTATTAACAAGGAAAATAAAAGATTCTGTGGAGGTAAAAGGTTCAGATAACCAAAATCATAAAGAAAAATCTATGGTTGATTTTCAGGATAAAAAAATAAAAGTCCTAGTCACAAAACCCAGTATCGCTGGGTTTGGGATGAATTGGCAAAATTGCCATAATATGGTATTTGTTGGTTTATCTGATAGTTTTGAAAAATTATATCAAGCAACAAGAAGATGTTGGAGATTTGGACAAGAAAAAGAAGTAAACTCCTATATTATTACTTCGGATTTAGAAGGAGATGTTATAAAAAATATCAAAAGAAAAGAAAAAGATGTAATTGATATGATGAATAACTTAATAAAAAATATGAATTTGTCGGGACAATTAATAACAAAAAGAGAGGAAATGGAATATAAATCTGATAAATTAATACAAAAACCCATATTTTTATAAGGGGATAATTTCAATAAAATGAAAAAACAAAATAATTATTGCGTTGATCAAATACATAAGGATAATTGGTCTCTTTACCAGGGAGATTCAATAGAAACAATTAAAATAATTCCTGATAATTCTATTGGTTTGTCTGTCTTTTCCCCTCCCTTTCCTGGCATGTACACGTTCACAAATTCCAAACGTGATCTTGGAAACACTAAAACAATTGATGAATTAATTAATCACTTTAGTTTTATCGTGCCTGAACTTCTGAGAATCACCATGGAAGGAAGACATTGTTGTATCCATCTCTGTCAAGGGGTGGCTTTCAAGAATCAAGATGGTTATATGGGAATAAAGGATTTTAGGGGAAGAATAATATCTCTTATGGAAGAAAAGGGATGGATTTACTATGGAGAGGCATGTATTGATAAAAATCCCCAAGTAAAAGCTATCAGGACAAAGGATAGGGGTTTATTATTTAAAAGTTTAGCTACTGATGCATCTGTTTTACATCCCGCTTTGGCAGATTATCTTCTGCAATTTAAAAAACCAGGGGATAATAATATCCCAATAAAAGCAGGCATTTCCAAAAAATATAAATCTGATGGATGGATTACTGCCGATGAATGGATAGAATGGGCTGCCCCTGTATGGTATAGACAGACAAGACATTATCCCGGAGGAATAAAAGAAACGGATGTATTACAAACTAAGCATGCCAAAGATTCCAAAGATGAAAAACATCTCTGCCCCCTACAATTAGGAGTGATCGAAAGAGTAGTTAAATTATGGAGCAATCCTAGAGACATAATCTATAGTCCTTTTGCCGGTATAGGCAGCGAGGGATGGGTGTCTTTAAAATTAAACAGAAAATTTATTGGTTGTGAGTTAAAGAAGAGTTATTTTGATGTTGCAGTAAAAAATCTGAAATCTGTAAGAAAAGGGAATACAAACTTAAATTTATTCCAGGTTGGAGGAAGTATTAAATGACAGAAAAGGAATGGGTAAATTTAATATTAAAGGAATTAAGAAAAGCAGAGGAAAAACATCCAATATGGCCTTTGGACTTGATTCATTCTGTAGCTATAGTAAATGAGGAATCAGGGGAGGCAATAAAAGCGGCTTTAAATCATACCTATGAAAATAAACCTTTATCTGATGTAGTAAATGAATTAATTCAAACTGGGGCAATGGTAATTAGGTGTCTTAATAATATAGAAAAATTCAAAAAGGATAATAATGAAAGGGTTTTTTGATATAAAGGAAAAGAAAAAAGATAATTGTCAATTATGTGGTTTATATAAGAATTGCCTTTCTCCAAAAATGGATTATACAGGAGAGGGAAAAAAAGAAATTCTGGTAATAGCGGAAGCTCCCGGAAAAAATGAGGATGAACAAGGTATTCAATTAATAGGTAAAGCAGGACAGAAATTAAGAGATGAATTAGATTATTTTGGCTTAGATTTAGATGCAGATTGCTGGAAAATGAATGCTATTTTTTGCCGTCCTCCAAACAACAGAACCCCGGACAACAAAGAAATTGGTTTTTGTAGACCAAAAGTCATAAAAACAATAAAAAAATTAAAACCAAAGAAAATATTGCTTTTAGGAAAAACAGCAATTATATCTTTCTTTGGTGATAGGATTAATAAAAATCTTGGGGGAGTAAATAAATGGAGTGGATTTGTTATTCCAGACCAAGATTATCAAGCTTGGGTCTTTCCTACCTATCATTCCCAATATTTAAATTATCAAAGTAAGGATATAGCCTTACAAAATAGATTTTCTGATCATCTTAAACAAATGATAGAGCATAATGATCCTTTTCCTATATATAATAAAGGACTATTAAATAATGTATCGATATTAAATAAAGAAGGATTAAAAAATTTATTATGGAAGATATATAGAAGAAAAAAGAAAATAGCTTTTGATTTTGAAACTACCGGAAAGAAACCATATAAAGAAGGACATAAAATAGTAACTGCTAGTATTTCCACAGGTTCCGATTCTGCTTTTGCTTTTCCTTGGTTTAACGATAAAGAAATTCTTGGTTTATGGAAAAAGATAATGCTAAATCCAGACATAAAAAAGATAGGATGGAATATAAAATTTGAAGATGTGTGGAGCAGGGAGATATTGGGATATGGTATTAACGGTTGGGAGTGGGACGGGATGTTAGCATCTCATATATTAGATAATAGAGAGCAAATATCCAGTTTAGGATTTCAGACTTATGCAAGATGTGGAATATTAGGATTTAAAGACGATACAGAAAAATATCTAACTACTATAAAAAAAGGAGAAGACCCAAAAAGCGATTTGAGTTTTAATAGAATCGATGAATGTGATATGGATAAGTTATTAATAAGGAACGGATTAGATTCTTTATTTGAATATAAGATTTGTGAAGAACAGCAAAAAGAAATACAAGATAATAATTTAATGGGGGCTTATGAATTATTTGAAGAAGGTTCGTTGAGTTTTTCTCAATCGGAATTTAATGGAATAAATATTGATAATAATCATTACGAAGATAAAACCAATGAAATAAATATAGAGATTAAAGAATTAAAAGAAAAAATTCAATCCTCCAGACCAGCCTCCAGATGGAAAAAAGCTAAAAATAAGGAATTAAACGTAAATTCAAATCCCCAAATGACGGAACTTTTGTTTAAAATGATGGAATTAAAGCCCCCAAAAACAACAGCAAAAGGAAATGCCTCTGTAGATGATTCGGTTATTGAGATTCTATCCAGTAAAGTTCCAATGCTTAAATATATACAGAAAGTTAAAAAACTGGAAAAATTAAAAAATACTTTTATAAGAGGAATAACCAGAGAAACTTATGATAATAAACTCCATCCTTTTTTTAATCTCCATACTGTATCTACAATGAGAAGTAGCTCCAGTTCCCCAAATTTCCAAAATAATCCAGAAAGGGATGAATACGCCAAGCAAGCGATTAAAGGAGGAATTATCCCAAGACAAGGATATAAATTAAAAGCGGTTGATTATGGAGGAATGGAATTTAATATAGCCGCTTGTTATTGGCAAGATAGAAATATGATCAAATACGCTAGTAATCCTGATTCCGATGTTCATAGGGATTGGACATTAAAATTATATAAATTAAAAAAGGATTTAATTACTTCAAAGATAAGATATGGAGGAAAAAATAACTTTTTATTTCCCACTTTATATGGTAGTTATTATGAAAATACAGGTTCTAATTTATGGGAATACGCAAAGAACCATAAAACGGCAGAGGGACAGGATTTACCAGATTATCTGAAAAGCGTTAATCTTAATAATAAAAATAAATTTATTAATCATGTTAAAGAAGTAGAAAGAGAATTTCATGATGAATTTAGTGATTTTGCAAAAGGTAAAGATAAGGCTATCAGAGACTATGAAGAGAAGGGATATATAGAATTACCTACAGGATTTAAAATTTATTTTGGTAAGTCGGGTTCATTAACTGTAAATAATATATTGAATACCCCGATTCAAGGCCCAGCTTTTCATTGTCTGCTATGGTCTTATAATAAATTAATGGGAAAGAAATTAGAAGATAATTGGAATAGTTTTATAATTGGACAAATACATGATGAAATATTGTTTGATTCCGATCCAGAGGAAGATGGTTATTTAAATCCATTAATAAAAAGAATAATGACTGAAGATGTAAGAAAACATTGGCCTTGGATAGTTGTTCCTTTAACAGTAGAAATGGAAGAGAGTGAAATTAACGGAAATTGGTTTGATATGAAGGAAGTGAGTATTTAAAAAATGAAAATTCTTATAGCTTGTGAATTCTCAGGAATTATTAGAGAAGCTTTTAAAAATAAAGGGCATGATGCTTGGAGTTGTGATTTATTGCCAACAGATATTAAAGGGTGTCATATACAAAAAGATGTTTTACAGATATTAGATTATGAATGGGATATGATGATTGCCCATCCTCCATGTACTCATTTAGCAGTAAGCGGAGCAAGATGGTTTAAACTAAAATTACAAGAACAAAAAGAAGCTATCCAATTTGTAAAAAAACTAATATTTTGTGATATAGAAAAAATTTGTATCGAAAATCCAATAAGTATAATTTCTACAAAAATAAGAAAACCAGACCAAATAATACAACCATGGCAATTTGGACATGGGGAAACAAAAGCTACTTGTTTGTGGCTTAAAAATTTACCAAAACTAAAACCAACAAATATTGTTAGTGGTAGAGAACAAAAAATATGGAAAATGTCCCCAAGTAAAGATAGAAGTAAATTAAGAAGTATTACATATCAAGGAATAGCTGATGCTATGGCTTCTCAGTGGGGATAAAATAAAATCATAGGAAAAAATAAATGTCATTTCATTTAAAATACAGACCAAACAATTTTGACGATGTTATAGGAAATATCACTTCGGTAAGGAAATTGAAATCCCTTCTATCCCAAAAAGATCATCCTCATGTCTTTCTTTTTCAGGGGCCGTCTGGTTGTGGCAAGACTACTTTAGCCAGAATAATCGGGAAGGAATTAAATTGCTCAGACCGGTCTTTTATTGAGATGAACATTGCGGATACCGGGGGAGTTGATGTAGCAAGAGAGATAATAAGTAAGATGGGGTTGATGCCTTTAGATAATTCCCCGGTAAAAATTTATCTACTTGATGAAATCCAGCGTTCTACGGTTCCTTTTCAGCAAGCCCTATTAAAAGCCTTAGAGGATACGCCTAAGCATGTTTATTTCATTTTATGTACTACAAACCCGGAAAAGTTGTTAACTACCATTAAAACCCGTTGTAGCAAGTTCGATGTATCTTTATTGTCAGAAAGACAAACTATATCTTTATTAAGAAGAATAACAGAAAAGGAGGGAAAAAAAGTTGATATTGATGTATTTAAGCAAGTGGCTAAATCATCTAATGGGAGTCCCCGACAAGCTCTTGTTATACTGGAACAAATTATTAATTTACCCCCAGAAGATAGGAAGAAAGCTATTATAGAAATAGAAAGGAGAGAAAAACAAGCGATAGATTTATGTAGAATTTTGAATGGAGGGGAGAATTGGAGAGAAGTTACTGCTGTATTAAGAGATATAAAAAAAGATAATGACTATATAGAAACTATAAGGAGAACAGTTTTATCTTATTTTGATTCGGTTTTAATTAAAAACAATAAAATTGATAATAAAGCATGGCTTATAATAGATTGTTTCAAGAATAACTTTTTTGATATGGGAAAAGCCGGGTTATCCTGGGCTTGCGCTCAAGTATTTATGGAGGATTGAAATGAGAAAAAGAGATTATGAAAAAGACTTAAGAATTACAGGGGATTTAAAAGAAGAGTGGAAAAAACAAGCCTCATTATATTCCTATTTTGCTAAAGAATATGCAAAAGCGGATAAAAAGAAAGATTTAATGAAAGAAAAACTAGATATTATAAAAGCAGAATTAGATTTAGAAATAAGAACAAACCCAAAGAAATTCATTGAAATTCCTAAAATAACCGAAGCAGTAGTATCAAGTCTTATACTATTACAATCAGAATATAAAAATGCAAAACAGGAATTTTTAGACACAGAAAATGAAGCTTTGATATTGAATTTAGGAGTTAAAGCATTCGAGCACAAGAAAAAGGCATTAGAAAATTTAGTTCAATTATGTTTATCTGAAAGATGGTCAGAGCCGAAAGAGCCAAGTATGATACGAAGTAAACAAAGAAGGAATAATTAATCAATTTTAATAAAAAAGGAGGAATAAAATGAGAGAAAGAAAAAGCACTAAAAAATTACCTGGGGCAGACGAAAGAAGGAATGCTATCAGAAATCGTCGTAGAGAAGAAATAGATAAATCAGATGAAAAGAAATCTGGAATTTCCGTTATGGATTTTGGGGATTTGAATATTAAATTTTATAAACCAAAAGAATCTTCATCTAAAAATAATTATAAGCCGAATAAAATTGATATTCTTTCTTACACTATAGCGACAGATAAACATCCTGATGTAGGATTTGGATTTGAAATAGGTCATTCAGATTATAAATTAGAATACCATGTACACAGAGGTAGGGGAGTCAATAACGACAAAGATTTATTATGTCTAGCTAGAACTTATAAAAAGCCTTGCCCTATTTGTGAAGAAAAGTCTAAATTAGAATGGGAAACTGATGAGGAGACCATAAGAGATCTAACTCCTCAAAAAAGAGATATCTATAATATTAAGGATTTAAACGATGAGGAGGGAGAAGGTTTTTGTATATGGGATGTTTCCTGGCATTCATTTGAGAATGAAATAGATGAGGTTATAAAAATTGTTAGGGCGCAAACAGGGGAATTATTAACTCCTGATAATTGGGAAGATGGAAGGATTATTTCATTTATTGGAGAATTAAAGAAATTCACTCCAAAAAAAGGTAATAAATCGGTAGAATATGTTCAAGGGAAAAATTTTGAATTTGAGGAAAGAGATTATGTCTATCCTGATCCCGCTAGTGGAGAAATGGATGATAAAATTCTTTCTTTGGATAAATATTTAATAGTTCCTACTTATGAAGAGGTTTATAGAATACACTTCGGAAAAGATTTATCTTCAGAAGAAGAAACAGAAGTAAAACCTGTTAAATCAGGACAATCTCTTCGCAAAGAACACAAGATTGATACCTCTCCAAAAAAAGAAGAGAAAAATAAATGTAAATTTAATCACAAATTTGGGGATGATTTTGAGAAAAAAGATGAATGTTGTGATGATAGTGAAGATGGTTGTCCTAATGAATTATATGGTGATTGCGAAGAAGAAAATAAAAAATAGGAGAAAATAATGAAGACAAGACAAGGATTTGTGAGTAATAGTAGCTCTA